AAAACAATGCCAATTGTTATTGCTGACGATCTTGATGAGTATCGGGTAAAAGCTGCAAGAATAGCAGACAACAAAACATCATCTAACGAGTATAATCTTGATGCTTTGAAATTCGACATCGGAACTTTGAAATTACAAGAGTTTAACTTAGCATCACTTGGTGTTCAACCTCTTGAGCTTGATCAACTAATGAAAGAACTTGATCAAACAGATTTTGCAAATGATTTTAAAGAAATTAACAATAAAGTTTCTCAACAAGAGTCTGAAATTTTACCTGTTGTTGAAAATGAAAACATTTATTCTGACAAAATAGAAACTCCTATTTATGAGCCAAGCGGAGAGAAACCTAACTTAAATGATTTGGTAGATCTTAATAAATATAAATCTTTATGTAGCGAGATAAAGCAGAGTAATTTAAGTAACGAAGAAAAAGAGTTTCTGATATTTTCAGCAAGTAGGCACATTGTTTTTCATTATGAAAAAATAGCAAATTATTATGCTCATTCAATAAAATCATTACAGGAATTATTTGAGAACTCAGCTTTAGTAATTATTGATTTCAATAAAGCCATAGAAAATGGTTTTGTAAAACTTTCAAAAGAAATGAATGAAAGTTATATAAATAACGAAGCTGATGAGCAGAGTTAAGAGGTGTTACTAAAATGAAAATAGGTTTTTTTCCAATGGTTGCTGATATTTTACATAGTGGCCATGTTTTGTCACTAGAGCAGGCAAAAAAAAATTGTGACCACCTTATTGTTGGACTTCATTGCAATCCTCTTTACAAAAACCCACAACAATCAATTTATGAAAGATTTATTCAGCTAAGAGCAGTTAAATGGGTCGATGAAGTAATACCGTATGAAAACATTGATCGCGATAGAAATATGTTTTTTTCACTTCATTATAATATTTATTTTCTTGGTTCAGATCATAAAAATCATCAATGGGAAATGAAGGAAGAAATTGAAAAAATGAAAAAAGAAATATTTTACCTTGATAGAAACCATGATTACAGCAGCACAAAAATAAAAAATGAAGCAAAAACAAGGGAAAAAAATGGACAAAAAATTTAACTTTGCAGTTTTTATTTTATCACACGGCAGGCCAGACAATGTAATTACATATAAAACATTAAGAAATTTTGGTTATACAGGAAAAATATTTATCATTTGCGATGATGAAGATAAAACACTATCTGAATATAAACAAAAATATGGTCAAGAAGTAATTGTTTTTAGTAAATCAAGCTATGAAGGAAAGTTTGATAAAATGGATAATTTTTCAGGAAACAAGGTCATAGTTTATGCTCGTAATGCTTGCTATGAAATAGCTAGATCACTTGGGTTAGATTATTTTTTTGAATATGAAGATGATTATCGTGAAATTTGCTATAGAAAAACAGAAGGTACTATACTTAGAAGTTTTGATGCAAAAAATTTAGATAGAATATTAAACGCCATGATAGAGTGCCTGAATGACACTAAATCGTGCACAATAGCATTCGCTCAGGCGGGTGATTTTATTGGTGGAATAGGATCATTTTTTAATAATGCTTACAAAAGAAAAGCAATGAATTCTTTTGTTTTTAAAGTGAATAAGAATCCTAAAGACGATCTTATATTTATTGGAAGAATGAACGATGATGTTAATACTTATTTAACTCAGGGGAAAATAGGAAAATTATTTTTTCAAATTGTTGACGTATCAATTGTTCCTGTGTTGACTCAAAGTAGCGCTGGAGGAAACACTGATTCATATAAAAAATACGGAACATATACAAAATCTTTTTATTCCGTAATCGCAGAACCTAGTTGTTGTAAAATTGGTTTAATGGGTCGAATAAATAAAAGACTTCATCATAGTATTAAATGGAATTTTGCGGTTCCTAAAATACTAGATCAAAAATATAAAAAATAAAGTTTTTTATAAACTACGCCCCCCCCTTTATGGGGGGGGTAAAAGGCATCAGCTGAATCTATTTAAAATATAGTTTAACTTTGGAACAAATGTCTATTTTTTGATTATAATTTTGTCATATTTATAATGATTTAAAAAAAGGTTTACTTTAAATAATATATAAATTAAAAAAGAAAAGCCCTCGCAAAAGGGCCTCAAGGGTTTTTTAAGACCCACCGATTGAATTAGAATCGATACGCTTCTTATATAAGTATATCACTTCAAGTTCAATCATTAATTTAATGCTTGGAGAATTAAGTGGTTTATTTTACTACAGAAGAATTTTTTTATAAATGCAAACTCCTTAAAGAAAATGAAAATATGCGACCATCAAAGGCTGTTTTGGTTAGGAACTACTTTGCTTTCGCATCAAAATACAAATCATTATCAGAAAAACAGTTTTCTATCCTTCAAGATATCGCTATTCAAAATGGATATGACCTATCTGATAGTGTGATTTCAAGTGGAGCCAAAAATGAAATGGTTTAAACATTATTCAGATATGCACAAAGGTCGCTCAATAAATGAGCTACTTGATCGCCTAGGTCACACAGGCCTTTGCTTCTTTTTGTTGCAAGAAATGTGCGCTGAAAAGATGGGTAAGAGTTCTGAAAGTCTGGAAGGTTGCGCTGAAAGTCTGGAAGGTTGCGCTGAAAGTCTGGAGGAACGTAGCACAACCTTCCACTTCCACCATAGAGTAGTCAGACAAAACCTGCGCGTTAGTGGCGCAAATCTGCTGAGACTTCTGGGAGTTTGCGCTGAGGTTGGTCTACTCACATTCAAGTTTTCCGAAAAGACAGTTGAAATAAAAATGCCTATCTTATTGAATTTATTAGATAGAGATTCCAAAAAGGCGCGCATAACACGCGCATTCAGCGCGCAAAAAACCATCCTAGATAAAGACAAAGATGAAGACAAAGATGAAGACAAATACAAAGACAAAGATGGAAATAAAGAACTCTTACCAAAACATAAAAATAAAATCGAAAAGACCAATATCGAACTCAACCGAAAGATCTGGGAATCTTACTCTGATGCCTATTTCTTGCGCTATAAAGTATTGCCTGTTAGAAACCAACAGGTTAATGGAAAAATATCCCAAATCGGCAAGCGATTGGGTGATGAGGCAATTCAAGTTATCAAATTTTTTGTTTTGCATAACGATGGTTATTATTTAAAAAATTTACATGCCATAGGTCTGTGCCTAAAAGATGCTGAAAGTTTAAGAACTCAGATGGTTCGCGGGAAGTCGATAACCTCAAATGACGTGCGCAACTTTGAGAAAACTCAGAATGCAGTATCGGTTTTAAAGGCCATAGAAAACGGAGAAAATTTTTAATGTTGACCACAGACGAAAGAAATATTTTAGCAAAGAAAATAACCTCTACTGCTGTGTATTACGGAAAGTTTGATTTAACTAAAGAGCAGACAACATTTTACATAAACATTTTGGAAGAAAACTTTAACAAAACTACGATGGAATACATTAGAGCTATTGATTTATACATTTCAGATTTTAAAAATAAATTTTTTCCAAGCGTGGCAGCCTTGAGACAATATGTTTTACCTGAACAATCGGACGATCAGCTTGCAGTCGATGTGGCATCCAGAGTCTTTCAAGCCGTGTCTGACATCGGTTATTCAAATCAAACAGCAGCAAGAGCCTTTATTGGCGATTTGGGATGGCTTGCAGTAAACAAGTATGGCGGATGGATTTATATTTGCGAAAACTTAGGTAAAGAAATTCAGATTACAAGTTTTCAAGCTCAGATTCGAGAAATTTCAAAATCAATAATTTACAAAGCAAAAATGGGTATAGAAGACGGTCCGATTCAAATAGCTCACAGAGACCCTGACATTTTTTTAAACGATAAAAAGAGAAATGAAATCTTAAGATTGTCAGATAATTTAAAATCATTAAAAAACATAAAAAAATAAAAGGAGATAAAATGAACGAGTTAATTTTAAAACAGTTTGAGGGTAAAGATTTAAGGCATCATCTAGATTCAAGTGGCGAAGTTTGGTTTGTAGCCAAAGACGTTATGGAAATTTTAGGCATTAAGAGTCAAGCTCACGCTCTTAGAAAGTTAGACGCTGACCAAGGGGGTGAAGTTGAACTACAGTCCCCATCTGGTTTTCAGAAATATGCTACTGTGTCAGAATCAGGACTTTATGATCTTGTTATGCAATCAAACAAACCAAGCGCAAGACCGTTTCAAAGATGGGTGACAAAAGAAGTTTTACCAAGCATTAGGAAAACTGGTTCATATTCAGTTTTGCCAGTCAAAGAACTAGACCCGCTTGTTCAGTTAAGGCTTCACCTTACAGCAATGGAGCGCCAGCAAGCTGAGATTGTTGCTTTAAATGCAAGTCTTGACCAAATAGCAATCGAAGCTAAACAAGAGAATGACAGTTTAACACACGATCAAGCAACTCAGCTAGATTCTGAAATAAATGCCAAATTTAAAGAGGTCGGTATTAAAAACTTTAAAATTCTAGGTTATATTAAAAAGCAAGTTAAAGCTGCATTTTTTGAAAATCCTGCAAGCTTTACATTTAAGGAGATCCCAAGATCAGGTTTTGAACAGGCAAGAAACATCGTTCGCAACTTTGAAGTACCTACGTTCTTATTGAAGGAGCATTGAAAATGGATATGCAAGAGAAGGTTATTTCGGAGCAATCCGAAAAGATAAAAAATTTAGAGATTGAAATTTTAAAACTAAAAGAGACCTGTAGTTTCAGACTTCGCGAGCGCGATGATATTAAAATAAAATATATTGTTGTTAGCGAGACACTTGCAGATCTTTTGGATAAGCTGGTGAATAAATGAAAACTCAATTCACACATGGAGGCTGGGGTTTGGTTCCAGATGAGATTCTTGCCATATATCCAAAAATAAATGTAACAGGACTTAAGGCTTTCAACACGAGTCCGGCTTATTTTGAATCTGCATATATTTTAAAAGAGCTTGAGAGTGCAAAGGCGATGACTTTGGGAACTCGCTTGCATTATGCGATTCTTGAGCCTGAAAAATTCGAAATGATGTTCGTTGAGGAACCTGACGATTCTGAACTTCCAATAAATGTTTTACACACTTTGGATGATTTAAAAGAGTGGTGCTTAAATGAAGGGCTAAAAGTTTCAGGAACGAAATCCGATCTTGTGAGCAGGCTTAGGGATCATGGTTCTGTATTTGAAACGTATGACGAGTACATTGAGCGATATTGTTCGGGCCGTGAGATTATGAAAAAAAAAGAATATCGCGCAGCCAAACGAATCCTCGAAAGAATAAAGGACATTCCTTCGGTTGATTTGTTGTTAAAAGATGGCGAGGCTGAAAAACTGGGTTGGGTTATTCATGAATGTGGCGTAATTATAAGCTTTCGAGTAGACTATTTTAAATCACTTGATAAAAACATAGCAGGGTTTAAGCAATTTGCGATTGACTTAAAAACGACCAATAGCTTAACGACTGAGCGAGACCTTCAAAACTTTATTTCAAAAGACGACACACATATTCAGGGCGCTTTTTACGCAGACGCTTTAGAGTTTTTAACAAAGCTACCGACAGCGTTCGCAGTGTTTGCGGTAGAAACAACGCCGCCGTACACAACCATGATGAGCATTCTTGGCGGCGCAACAATGGAGTGCGGCAGGGCCGATTATACTAAGAACATATACACGTTCAAAGAGTGTCACGCCGCTGGAAAGTACCCAACAGGTTTTGAAAAAATAGGAACTATAGATTTTCCACCATATAAATTATCAGAGATTGAAAACAGAGAAGCAAAAAAACTAAACGAAGGGATATAAAAATGGAAGAACAGATAAACGAGGAACAAAAAGACGATCACCGACCAATGAATCAAGCGCCTGCGGCCATAGCTCTTGACGAAAAGGGACGTGTGCTTGCTAAAAATAACGGGGAACTACTTAGATACTGTAACGCTCTTGTTCAGTCAGAGATGGTGCCAAAGCAATTCAACACGCCCCAAAAGCTCTTTGGGGCGTTGATGTTTGTTCGAGCCCTAGGACTACCAGACGTTTCGATTAGACAAACAGCAGTCGTTCACGGAGTGCCACAAATATACGGAGACCTGCCGTTGGCTCTGGCTCAATCATCTGGTGAGTTAAGTTTTTTAAAAGAGCAGCTATTTGATAAAGATTACAATATAATTTGCTTTGAAAATAAAAACTTACACGCAGAGGTTTACGGAGCGGTTTGTTTTATGGCTCGAAATAAATCAGAGACTCAATCGTTTGCGTACACTCTCGACGACGCTAGAAAATCTGATTTGTACCCAGCTAAGAGCTCATCAATGCCGTGGTCAAAATATACAAAGGCCATGTTAAGATATAAGGCTCGTGCTCTTGGAATTAAATCTTTGTTTGCGGATAAAATGAACGGAGTTGGAATTGCCGAGTGGGATAGCGAGACGACAGCTACTGAGGAATTAAAAGACGTATCACCAGCACAAGAGTTAGCCGATGAACTCAACAAATCAACCTAAGGCATATTGTTACTCGATGAGCTGCACTGGCAAGTACGCGCCAAATCACTCGACGAGTATTTTATTTGATGTTCCACGGGGAACAATGTTCTGCCCGAAGTGTAAGAGCATATTAGTTTGGAAAATAAAACGACCTAAAAAAAAGGATTTAATACATGAACAAAATGAAGCATTTTTTATTTCTGATAACGACTCCGATTCAAAAAGTTATGCAGATTATTAAGGCACCCGAATCTGGAATGACTTGGGAAAAAGCTAAAAACATAATAGAAAAAACAGAGGGTGGTGACGTGTTGCTTTCTTATGAGAAGTGGCACTTTACAAGCTTATTCATTCCTGGGTTCTGGACTCACGCCTCAATATTTAACGACAAGGATATTTTATCTCATGAGTTAAAAGATAAGTTTGTTGTTGAGGCCGTTGGGACTGGTGTTAGAGAAGTAGAACTTCTCGAGTGGTTATTTGCAAAAAAAGAAGTAGCCATATTAAGACGACGAAATAAAAATAAATACGAGAGAATAGAATTTGGTGCTTGGGCAGCGAAACAAATCGGTGCCGAATATGACTATGAGTTCAGTAAAGATAAAAAGAAGTTTTACTGCTCAGAGCTTGCGGCAGACGCAACGGACGTTCCTATTGATGATATTGTTACACCTGATGAACTTTCAAATATGGATTTGTTTTATGAAACAATATACTCGTCGAGGTTAAAATGATTATTCTAGATTATTTAGATAGCTTAAGTGCTGACAAGTTCTTTGCCGCACTAGTTGTGTTTTGCATATTATGGATTTTATTATTGGATAGAGTATGAGTAGCAAAATGGAGTTTTTAAAATGAACTATCAACAGCGCGTTTACTTGTGCGATAAATTAAATAAAATACCTTGGATATTCTTAACAAAATACCCAAACGATCAGAATTTAAAAAATATCATGTTGCAGCTTGAGATTGAAAAAAAGATTTTTTGGGATGATTGGAATAAGAAGTGGGTGACACAATGAAAAATAAATTTAAACTCGGCGATAAAGTGAGTTATATTTCAGGAGTTGGCGGAGCTGAAACTGTTTTTGAGATTCGTCAAATTTTAACTTCAAAAGACAATGTTGAATATGGACACTCAACTCCAGAGTATTGGGTTGATGAGAGTGATCTAACCCTCTACATAGAGCCAAAGAAAAAAGTTAAGAAATATTTGTGGGCGTATAGATATAATCATTCAAAAATAACTCATATTTCAGTTCAATTTTATTGCGATGATGATGATTTTAAAATATTAACAAATCATACTAAAATGGATTTTTTTAAACGCCTTGATTGGTCAGAAACGGAATTTGATTGTGAATAAAATAAATCTTGAATTCAACGAATCAGAAGCTCGTGAAGAGTTTAATGAGTTTGATGAAACAGTGGAGTATGCGGGTGATATGATTTCGTTTTTAGAAGGTGCTAAATACCAGCATGGTATCGACTTAGCAAAGCATCAGAATGTATTGGTTGAGATGCAGAGTAAAATAAATGAAATGACGTTCGAGCTTGATTCAAAACAAAGACCACTAGGTGAGCAAGTTTTAAATCTTACTCTTGAAAATGACGCGCTGAAAAAAGAATTAGATATAGTTATTAAAACAGGTATTGAAATGCAGAGAGAGGTCAATCGAAAACTGTCTGTTGAAATTACCAAGATAAAAGAAGTGAATAAAGAGCTGGTTGAGGCTTTAGAGTTTGAATGTGGCAACAGATGTGCAGAGCAAAATCCATGTAATGCAAAAGAAGTTTTAGCTCTAATAAAGGGGAGAATGAATGGATAAAACAAGAGAATTTTGGATTGATGAAACGACTCAGTGGTTTCACGAGGAGTATCCTGAGTGGCTAACAAAAGAACCACATCAACACAAGATAACTCACGTCATCGAATATTCAGAATACGAACAGCTTGAAAAAGACAAAGCATCTAACGACTATGATTATTTAAAATTGTCAGCAGAAAATAATAAACTCAAAGAACAAAACGCAATTTTAATTGAGGCGTTGAAACGAAATAAAGATATTTGCGAAATATGTGATGGGGCTTTTTGCATAGTCGAGGAATCTGAGGAAGCACTTAAAAAAGTAGGGGTTGAGGGATGAGCATTCAATCGTTAAAAGACTGGAAAGAATTAAAAAATCAAGGTGCGCGGTTAGGCCGCGACGGTTTGTCTGAGCGAGTTTTTACTTTGGTTGATGAATTTAATGAAAACAGAACCTACAAAAATGCAATGGTTTTGGCAGGCAGACTGAAAGCAATCGCACAAGCCGCAACCTATGATTCTTATTGGGATGAAAAAATGTCTCAAGGATTTCGATTTGAAAAACATGACATATCAATTATTCAAAAACCCGCATGTAAAATTAAACATGAAGACGGAACTTATGGAAGTTGGTGGATTAAATGATTAACTTCGCAAAACTAAAATTGAAGCTGTGTAACCCAGACAAAAAACAATTACGAATCAAAATGAATAAACTTGTTGAGGCTATTTTTGAAACTGACAGTGTCACAGAAGCGTATCACAAACTGTTTGTAGATATGGCTATTCATGGTCGCAATTCAAATGTCAAGATAATTTCAGAGCTTTTAGATGTGATTGAAACACAAAATGAAGCGTTAAGAATTTATGAGGGCGAAAGTATTGAGACAGACGAAGGTTATTGTTATTTTGCGGACAACGCAGTTATTCAAACAGAATTAAAATTAAAACTGTTAATGAATGGGGTGTAAGGATGAAAATTATAGCTTGTGGTCCAGACGAAGTAATTGTTTCGATGAAAACAAGAGAGCTTGAAAGAGTTGCTAATATTAAAATAGGGGATTATTATGGAAACGGTGGAATCTCTTATACAAAAGCAGCAGGTAAAGAAATTGACTTAATAAAATTTACAGATTCACTATATGAATTGAAACAAGCTCATGAAATAAAAGAGCGAGTAAAACAAGACCTTGAATTAATTATATCTAAAATAGATAAAGCATATTTTCCTATTGCAGATTTTAATGACTATAAAGCAGCGGTTATTAAAAATGACTAATTTACAAGAGCGATTGAATAAAAAGAGGGATGATGGAGCATTTAAAAACTCTTGTCATGAAGATGATTACATGGCTGGATTCGATTCTCTGGTTCCTATTGTTTTAGAATTGGTTGTCGCATTAGAAAAACACACCAAAGATAATGTAAATTATGATGCAAGCGAAGACGCTATTGATGCGCTAGAAAAATTTAATAAATTCCTGGATGGGGTGTAGGTATGAACAAAGATGAAATGGAAGACTATCAAAAAGTTGTCTGCAAACACGTTCACAAAACATTTGTTGATATTTATAATATTGCAGTTGAGCGAACAAAAAAAGAGTTTCCTGATTTGTCTGATAATGAAAAGTGGCTTGTGATCAATCGGATTTTTAACAGGGCTTATGTTCAGTTTAATAATGTTGCATTTAATAACGCACTTAAAGAATCTTTTGAGGCTGGTGATTTATGAATGAACATATAAAACCAGTCAGAGAGATTGTTGTAGCAACAATTTATGAATCAATTACATCTATTTTCAAAGATCAACTTGCCGTTGAGGAAATGGAAAGGGTAATTAAGATGCTTGAATTGTACGTTTCAGAAGAGAAAAATTGGTGGAGGAAAAAATGATAATAGATAAGATTGGGCTTCCGAGAGACAACGGTGCAAGCGATAAACAAGATAGTGCAAGGCTAGCTGGTGTGGCGGCAATAATAGGGATGTTTCCAAAGTTTGCACTTAATTTATACGTACTTCATATAGGGAAGTACGTTAGACACCCACAAGAATCCAAGTATTCGTTTTCAAGAGACCAATCAATCTGCCTATTTGCGGGTTTAAACTCTCAAAAACTATCAATTTTAGTAGACCCAAATTATAAAACAGAGGGCGATATTGTAAGCCCATCTGTCAGGGGTCACTTTAGGCGCTGTGCTGGGCTTGAGGCGAGCTGGTTCCAGGATGCTTGGCTTTGGCTAGATGTTTTATTTAATTGTCATGTGAAGCCGCTTACAGAGCCAAATCAATTGGTTTGCATGATGCTGGTTCACCCTGATAAAAAGTATTTAAAATACTGGACATCAAAAAATAAACAGTGGCAAGATTCTATAAATGAATATTGGAATGGCTGGAGAGATGAGCCAACGGTTTCAGCAGCGATGATAAATAAGATTAAGAGTTTAATTTAAGGCAGGGAATTATCCACCCGTTTGACAGTGTTTGCCGAGCTGGCCTTTACATCGGCTTTTATATTTGACTTCATGTTTTATAAAACTAGACTAAATCATAAAGGGGTATGGGTTATGGTCAACACGATCACAGCAAACAAAGTTCGTGCTATTTTAAAGGCAGAGGGTCTTCAAAATTCGGGTCTTGTTATAAAAGAGCTAGACCTTATTGTAAAAGAGATTTTAAAAAGAGCTGCCATAAACGCAAAGATGGCTCAGCGAAAAACAGTAATGGCCCGTGATATTTAAAAATGTCTAGAATCGTGGCATACCTTCAGAGTTCTGGGTTAACGAATCAATCGACCGAGGATCTTGGAGTTATAAGTTCGAGCAAAACAAAAATAATATATGCTTATTATTGTTTCAGTCATCATTGTGCTGGTCAAAATGACTGGGGAAAAAAGAAGGCAACAACGTCTGATTGGCTCACTAACTGCCCAGATTGCAAACACCTTCTATTCTCAAAACGTTTAAAATCGAAATAATAATATTGCATCGCATTTAGCATCATGGTTAAAATATTTATATGGAAGAAGTCGCATCAAAAATTGAGCGCATTCTTAAATCCCTCGAATCAGAGGTTGAAGAGCTGTCTGATAAATACGAGGAACTCTCCGACAAAGGGCAAACAGCTTTTTACATTGCTCAATCAATAGGCGAGAAACAAACACAAATCGAGTCGATGAAAATATACTTGCGCTCGAAGTCCGAATCGGCTTAGTGTATTATTTATGGAATATACGTTGCCAAAACAAATAAAACAGTACCAAACCCTAAGAGAAGTTCAAAAAGAATACATTGAGATTATTCTAAAAGAATTCAAAGGCGACATAACAGCAGCCTGCAAGGTTTCAAAAATAGCAAGAGCAACAATGTATCGCTTAATAAGTGTGCATGGTTTGGATATAAAATGCTTCCGTTTGAAATAAAGGGCTTCCCGATGCCTCCATCTGCTAATGTACTTTACGCAAACTCACCACAAGGTGGAAGGTTCAAAACGGCCAAGTACAAACAATACGAAACTCAGGCTCAAATCTGGATATATAAAAACGGCCATCAACTAATAACTGCACAAGAACAAATCAAATCACTTAAGCACGGAGAGGTTCTATCGGTTGAGAGGGACTTCTATTTCAGATCTGATCGAATAATAAGCTCAAAGGGAACTCCCCTAAAGAATGATACCTCAAATAGAATTAAAGCCCTAGACGACATACTCTCAAAGATGCTCGGCATAGATGATAGTTATTTCTGGGACGGTAAGTTTAAAAAGAACCCCAGCCCACACATATCTTTAGGCGAGTACGTCGATATAAGGTTCAAAGCCATAAAAATCAGAAACCATACCACAGATCAAGACGCATGAACTCCCATATAATTGAACTCGACATAAAAAGTGTCGAAAAACACGGGAAAACATAATTAGTATATTTATCAAAACGCCATGAGGAACAGATGACACATAAAAAGAAATTAACTGAAGAGGATTACGCGAACCTTGAGAAGTTTGCTTATCTTGGATTAACTCAAGAGGGAATGGCTTGCATGATCGGAGTATCTCTCGACACGTTTCAGAGAATGATCATGACCACTGACAGATTGCGTGAAGTTTTAACAAAAGGAAAGACCAACGCGCATACAGTGGTTTTAAACTCTTTATTTAAACAAATTACTCGCGAAGAGGTTGGGATTCAGGAAAGCATTATAACAGTTGATGAAAGTGGAAAAGAGATTAAGCGCGAGAAAAAGCTCATAAAGAGACCTGCGAAACCGAGCGAGCGTTTGCTTGAGTTCTACTTATCTACAAAGATGGGGTTTACCCGAACGGATAGGATTGAGCACACGGGGTTGAATGGTGACCCGATAGCCGTGAGCTATTCAAAGATGACTGCGGATGAGCTTGAGGAAGAGATTAAGAAGCTGAGCGAGTAGTGGACATAAACAAACTTCAACAATTGGCCTTAGCTAAAAGAGAGTTGCTTGATAAGAAGGCTCGCGCCGGAGACTTGCGAGCTTTCACGAAGGCAACCTTTCCAGAATATGAAATCAATTGGCATCATGAAATCTTTTTTAATTATTTAAACGCATTCATTCAGAAAAAGATTAGAAGGCTAATGGTATTCGTACCCCCGCGCCACGGTAAGAGTGAGCTGACTTCGCGCAGACTTCCAGCCCTTTGGCATGGACTCTACCCAAACGATGAGTTGATGGCGGTGTCTTATAATAACAACTTAGCGTCTGACATGACAAAAGATGTTCAAAGAATAATGGACACGGACGCTTACAAGCGTATTTTCCCAATGGTCAAAATTCCACCCAATGGTTCTAAAACTGGCTATTCAAGAAATGCAAATGAGCATGAGATTATGCCATTCCAACACCCAGACAAACTCTACACTTGGTACACTGGCTCATATAAATCAGCAGGTGTCGGTGGTTCATTTACTGGAAAAGGTGCTAACGCTTGTTTTATTGATGACCCAGTTAAGAACAGACAGGACGCAGATAGCGCAAGTTATCGTGAAATGATGTTTAAATTCTACGCATCAACAATCAGAACTCGGCTTGAGGGCGAGGGTTCAATTCTAATCACACAAACGCGATGGCATGAGTCTGACCTTTCTGGAAAATTACTTCAACTGGCAAAGTCTGATCCTGAATCTGATCAATGGGTAGTTCTTAGTTTGCCAGCAATCAAAGAGGAAGAGGGACACCCTGACGATCACCGCATGATTGGTGAGCCACTATGGCCATCTAAATTTAGTTTAAAGAATATGCTAGCAACTAAAGCATCGGTCGGTACTCGAGAATGGGCAGCGCTTTATCAACAGACTCCAAGAATTGACGGCGGTAATATAATAAAGCAAGAGCACATGAGGTTCTATAAAGTTCTACCTGACAAGTTCGATGAGGTTATTCAATCTTGGGATTTCGCATCAAAGGACAAATCAAACTCCGATTACGTTGTTGGTACGGTTTGGGGCAGAATCGGAATGAACCGATACTTGCTTGCTATGGTCAGGGGTCGATTTAGTTTTCCAGTTTCAGTTCAAAAAGTAATAGACGTTTCAAATGAGTTCCCGAAGGCTTATAAAAAACTATTCGAGGCAAAGGCCAATGGTCCAGCCGTTGAGCAGACTTTACGCAATTCAATGCAGGGTATTGTAATGATCGAACCGCGCGGTGATAAGGTAGCTAGACTAAATGCTGTGGCTCCAATGTTCGAATCTGGTCATGTTTGGGTTCCTGATGAATCAATCGCACCGTGGATAAATGTTTGGATTGATGAGCACCTTTCATTTCCGTTTGGAACAAATGATGACATTGTGGATACAACTTCGCAGGCATTAGATTACCTTCGTCACACTGGACCTATAAGAGCGCCAATATCAGGGCACGGATTAAACGAGTAGACTTAAGATCTTAAATTTGATTCAATTAAAAAAGCTAGACCTAGTTACGGATGATTCTGTCATTACGGATGATGACGGTCTGCTTTTGCTTGATTCTCTAAAACAAATCTATCAGTGTTGTATTATATAGAGGAGCCACATGAGAATTTTATTAATACTTACATTTTTATTTAGCATTGCAATTTTAGCCGATACCCCACCACTGGGACAAGTGAACTCTAAAACCTTAGACGGCAATGGCGCAAAGATTACGAGCACAACAGTTGGGCCAAAGCAAGCGATAGACGTGAACTTGGCTTCTGGTGCGGTGAACGCAAATGTGACTTCTAGCCCACTGCTACCATTGTATGTTTCAGAGGTTTTTTCTAATACAATAATTGATCCTAGAAATAGAAACTGGACGCTGAGCACGTCGGATCAAATCACTGCCTTTCAGGGTGGGGCGCCTTGGTCTATTGCATTGCCAACTAACGCATCGACTTCGACACTTCAAACAACTGCAAATACTTATTTGAATAATATAGATCAAAAACTTCCAACGCTGGGTCAAAAAACAGCCAGTGGTTCTATGGCGGTGGTATTGGCTACGGATCAAACGCCGATACCTATTTCGGGTTCAATCACAACAACAAATAGTGCTAACGGAACACCTAACGCAATCGCTCCTCCCCAAGCGACAATGGTTGGTGGTTTTGATGGCACTAAATTACAGGCCTTAAAAGTTGCCGCAGATGGAACTCTTCAAACAACTTTTACAAACTCAAGCATGCCAGTCACAGGAACAGTAAGCGTTTCAAACTTTCCAACCAACGTTTCAACATCGGCATTGCAGACAGCAGGTAACTCTAGTCTCTCGACAATTCAAACAAGCGCATCAAGTATTGATTCAAAGACACCTGCACTGGGCCAAGCACTATCGGCCGCTTCGGTTCCTGTCGTTCTACCAGCAGCTCAATTAAATGCCTTAACTCCATTGACTTCGGTTGGTGTGAATAACTTTCCAAGTTCTCAAACTGTAAATGGTTCAGTCGCTGTTTCAAACCTACCGTCAACGCAACCGGTTTCAGCTTTAGCACTACCTTTGCCGAGTGGAGCATCAACAAGTGCGTTGCAGTCAGCGGCGAATACAAGTTTAGCTTCGATTGATTCAAAGTTGACTAGTCCTTTAACAATTGGTGGAACCGTTGCAGTTTCAAATTCAAGCTTTGGAATCAGTGGATCACTGCCTGCCGGAACCAATGCTTTGGGTTCGATCACGAATACAGTTTTCGGCTCAACTCAATCTGGGGTTTGGAATGTTGGACTTTCAACCGGGAGTAATGTCATTGGATCTATCGCAAATTCTTCTTTTGGCATTTCTGGTTTACTCCCAGCATTTGCTACGACGCCGACTTTTAATATTGGAACTGGTGCTTTTGTTGATAGGACAACTGCGGCGGCGCCTTATTCAAATAGACTATCAGATGGCACCGCATTTTATGATGCTAGGTCTATTCGTGCGTTAACCTCATCGGATGTTGTAACAATCGCAAACCCAACTTCGACAGCAGGCTTGGCGCTTGAGGCTGGTCACTTGGCATCAATGGATTCTACGTTGGCACTGATAAAAGCAAAGACAGATAATATTGATGTTGCGCTTTCGACAAGAACAAAGCCAGCAGATACTCAAACTGTTTCGGGAACAGTTACATCAAACATTGGAACAACAGGCGGCCTAGCTTTAGAATCTGGTCATGCGGCAAGCACGGACACATCAACTGCTGCAATTAATGGAAAACTTACAACAACAGCAAACGGCTTGAAGGTTGATGGGTCAGCAGTAACTCAACCCGTCTCAGGATCAGTTTCTATTTCAGGAACACCGACAGTTTCGGTGAGCAACTTTCCAGCAACTCAAAACGTGGCTGGGACTGTGACTTCAAATATCGGTACCACGGGCGGTCTCGCTTTAGATTCATCAGTTAACACTTTACTTAAACCTGCATCAACATTAGCCGCTGTGACTTCGATCACAAACACAGTTACGGTAAAGGCCGACACAGCAGCAAATCAGGCCAACGCTTTAAAGGTTGATGCTAGTTCAACGACATCTCTTCCTTTACCAAATGGTGCAGCAAGTTCAGCAAATCAAACAACAGAGCTTGCAACGCTAAGTACGATAGCTACGAACACTGCGAACACTACTGTTACACAAGCCACAGGCACAAACTTGCACACTGTTGTTGACTCTGGTTCTATAACTGCAAACGCAGGGACTAATTTAAACACGTCAGCTTTAAATCTTGAGACGACGCAATCTGCGATGAATAGCAAGATCCCAACGGGTCTCACCGTGAAGGCTGCATCCACTGCGGCACTTGCAACAGATCAAGCTTTAGTTGTGGCTGTGAGCCCCAACAATACTATTCCAATTTCAGCAGCAAGTTTACCTTTGCCGGCCACAGCCTCTACCTCAACTTTACAAACCACAGCGAATACTTCACTAGCTTCGATTGATTCAAAGACAACAGTTGTCGGTCAAGCTACAATGGCAAACTCAAAGCCTGTGGTGATTGCATCAAACCAAAGTGCAATCCCAACATCAAGAACTTGGAACTCACTCGCATCAACTGATTCAACTGCCGCTTGGCTTAGTGATGGAACTGGTAACGCTATATCATCTTTGACAGACGGTAATGGTGGTAAGGCTTTAGAGGTTGCTATTTCGTCGACTGGTTTCGTGTTTTCAACTCTGAATTCAACAACAGTACAACTTGCGGCTGGAGCAACGTTCACGGGAACAATTGAAACTGCTCAGAATCAACAATCAATATCATTACTTTTAACATCGGATCAAAACGGAACTTTAACAGTCAATCAGTATATTGATTTGGCAGGAACTAGAAAGGTTCCTCCAATAGTAATTCCAATCATTGCAAACGCTCAGTTTTCAAAATCGTTTCCAATAAATGGGAACTATATCAATGTAACTTTTCAAAACACGGGTGCCTCTGCAACGACAACACTTAATTTAAATACGGCTTATGGAACAATACCAAGCGCGACAGCAAAGGGTAATGCGCCAACGTCTTTGGATGAAGTGAATGGTACTTCGTTCTCTTTGGGTCAGACGACAAAGGCTCTGAGTTTGCCTGTGACAATAGCGTCGGATCAAACTACATCGGTTGGTATTAAAGTTGATGATGAGTCACAAGTTTTAGATTTTAGTTCTACGAACTTAGCAGCGGGTGCGACTTATACTTCACCGTGGTTTGATACAAACTTTTATGGAGCTGGTGCAAACTTATATTACATTGCAGATCAACCAACGACATACTCTTTTGAAATCAGTCCAGATCAGACAAACATAAATGTGATGGACACATTATTAACGCCTGCATCTACGCGGTTTCAAGAGACACAATACATCCCGACAAGATATTGGAGAGTTAAGTTAACAAATAACGGTGCATCTGCAACGACATCTTTGTTTTTAAGCTCAGGATCTAGAAAAATTCCAGCGCAAGAATATATAAAGCTCGGTGATCGGGCCGGAAACGATTTAAGTTTGGTTAACAATTTAACCACCACCACCACTACAAATGCGGTGCCAGTTGATATCAAGCCGAACATTCAAAACACTTATCATGCTTCGTTTCAAGGTGCAGTGACGGCAACAACACCGACCGATGTCTTTACTATCGCCGGCGCTGCTGGAAAAAAAATCAGAATTAAATATGTGTATGTAGACGGCGAGCAAACAACATCTGGAACTATCAGAGTATCTTTAATTAAACGATCAACTCTGGATACGGCTGGAACATCGACAACAATCACACCTGTCGCATCTGATCCAGCACAAGCCGCATCTGCTGCGACAGTTAGGGCGTACACAGCGAACCCAACACTTGGAACAGCGATTGGAACTTTCAGCACGAAGTTACTTCGCATCAACGTCGCTGGCTCTACGCAAACCCCTGTTGAATTCGACACAACAAATGGATCTTTAAAAGATATGACCTTATCGAGCGCAACGGAGCAGGTCGCAATCAATTTCAATTCATCTACGATAATTGGTAACTTAATGGCCATAAACGTGATCTATACAGAGGAATAACTATATGAAGTATTTTATTTTACTTGTTCTATTTTCGTTAAACGTATTTTCAGCAAGCGGCACCTCATTTGATCCAAAGACTGTTGCGGACTTCGATAAGACGAAAGTTGTTTTCAATGGACTTGGAATAGCAGGGACAGTTCCGGCTAACACAGCAGATTACGTCATAGATTTGCCAATGACTGATGATAACTTGCTGACAGGTGCAAAGCTTATTATTACAAATGGCTGCTCTGATGATAAAATCAAGCTTCAAGTTGTGGACACCGCAGGCCAAATACCTGTGCCCTACAGAGTGGCGTTTCCAAAATATCCCGTTCTAAGTGAGTTTATAAACTGGTACGCAGCCGACATGGATACACAACTAACATATCCATCTAAAATTTCATCTGGTCTAACTCTGAGAGCGTTATACACAAACACTTGCGCAACTTCTGTGAAAGCCAGAGTGAACTTTCACCTGCACAAAGTGCTTTTATGATTAAGTATTATTCTATCTTTTTAAAGAACAAAGGATCATTCAAGCCGCTTGCTTCTTTAATTAGATTCATTGAGTGCCTAGAGTTCAATCATGTTGAAATACTAGAGGTTACTAACGATGACTATGCCAATGCTAAATCATACGGTGTTACTTTCTCAGGCTCTAGAGCTGCGTCAATATATGATGTTGCTACTGATTATGAGTTAAAAGAAATCATTGAGTTGAATATTAAATCTGAAAACCCTAGAGAGCTTCTGACAAAACTCATCGGAGTTAAATACTCATTCCTTCAAATGGGTCTAGTTGGAATCAAGATAAGTTTAAAATCAATTGGAAAAATATTATCTAACTTAAAAGTAAACGGGCAGAATGGTTTGATCTGCACCGAGGAGACAGCTTTATTTATTAGCTCGGCTTGTAATTATGAACTTGATCAAAGTCCAGAAATGTACTCTCTTAGAGAGACGCGTTCTCTGTCATATAAGAATATGACAGAGGGTTTTCAATCTGATAGCTTAAAAATAGTATGGGATATATTTAATAAATGACGACTATTCTAAACTCACTTACTCCGGTCGCTTGCGAGGTCACTTATGACGCCGCAAATTTATTCGTTGCTTTGAAGTCATATAAATTAGTTTTAGGGAATTGGATACAGGTCGGCGCTGCCGTTCCTGCTCTGCTTGCTGGGATCAATAACACCTATGTTGGAATGTTCGCGCCACTATCGAATGATTCCTTCATGGTTGAGTTGATGGTTTACACAGACAACACATATACAACCCCACAGGCAGGGTACTATCCATCATCAAGAGTTTTCACGGTAGACACTTCTCTAACTGCGACGCTTAGTTCGATTCAATCTATTTTAACAAGCTTATCATCTGTCATAACATCGGCCGTAAACCCGGCAGCTAACATTGAGTCATCAGTCAGTGTGGGTGGAGAAATTATTGGTGAAGTTTTCGTGGAGGATATTATATGAGTTTAGACCCACAACAAATCATTGTTCCAGTTATAGTTCAGGGTGAAGACAAAACGGTCACTGTTAAATTGACCCAGAAAATAAATGGGCCGACAAATGGTTATCCTTTTGACCTAACTGGGGCAACGGAGATTGAGGCTATCTTTTTAAAAACTGATGGCACCTGTCTACATAAGAAACTAAGCCTTGCTCAGATTATTATTTTAAATGCTCTTGCTGGATCATTACAAATCTTATTGACCGCCGCAGACTCTGCTCTGCTTGCGGTCTCACCTTTAACGGCAAACTCAAACATTGAGCTTCGCGTCGTTATAGCTGGCAAGATGACATACATTCAATTAAAGAACGTTGTCAAAATTGTTTCATCACTTTACCCAGTCGGTTGCTAATAGGGAGTTTTTTAAATGCCACAAATGCCTGATCGTAACTTTATTGATTGGTTAGAAGACGCCCCACAGAGCGTTGCCAATGAACTTGAAAATAGATTTGAAGAGCTCTCGGGTTTACAACAGGCTCAGGTTCAACTCGGTACTTCAATACCTCAATTGTACGGATCACTTTCTAAGTTCGTAGCAAATCCATCGACGGTTTCGGTTGAGACTTATAAACGAATGCTCGATACGGATGAGACTTTAGGGTCGGGAATTGATTTTATGAACTTGGCTATGATAGCTCGGTTCGGAGATTATACTCACCCATTACCACAGGTTCAGGCATTTGTACGCAAGGCCCTGAATCAAATGGAAGGTAGTTGGCATGGGAATCTTGATGAGATGTTTTCGGCCGAGTGGTCTGGTTTTTCAACGACTGAAAAAGTTTGGAAGTTCGTTGAGGATTTCGACGGAGCTCCAGCGTTCCTTCCAAAGAAGCTTGTTACATATAATCCACTGACGATTGTTTTTGCGGTTGATCGACATGGTGAAGTTTTAAAAGATGGAATCTATCAATATCAAAGATATCACAATACGTTTTTTAACCAGTTCGGCTACGGAATTAGACGAGGAGAAATAAATGGGTTCAGACCTGACTTATATGCTTCTATTGGTGACTATCCTTACCCCGTTAGAATTGCTGCCGATCTTTCTTATCTCACCGTTAAGATCCCAAAGGACAAAATTATTCATCTGCGTTCTAGCTCTACAGGTAAGTTTGATAATCCTTATGGCCGTTCTATTTTACGCCGAATCTACAAAAATTGGGTAATGAAGGATGCCTTTCTAAAAATGTGGTTGATTGCCGCAGATAGAAAGGGAACTCCTCTTGTGGTTGGTTATGCTGCGCCGAATGACACAGTTCAATCGGACGTTCAAACAACTCAAGGTTCAAATGTTCAAGGAAACCGAGCAGACGCTGCAATGGCGAACGTCTTTAAAACAATTCACAACTCATCATTTATTGTTCTTCCTGGTAAAAAAGGCGAGACATACGACATCGAGGCCATTCAGGTTCAAGGTGATATGAATGTTTTTAAAGACGCTGTTGATTATTTTAATAAGGCAATCATGCGTGGTCTTTTAATTCCACCTCTAGTTATGTCGGGCGGTGATGGTGGAGGTTCCTATGCGCTGGGTTCTGAGCATCATAAGGTGTTTAGACAATGCGTTGATGGAAAGCTTAAACCATACAAGCAAGCAATTCTAGATGGGTTTATCAAAGAAATTATTTCTTACAACTTTCCAGAGAAACTTTGGTCTCAACATGGGCTTGGTGATTTTGTTGTTGAGGAGTTTGATCCTGAAATCATGGAGAAGCTCGCAAACATATACTCTACATTGAGCGATAAAGGTTACATGTCTGAATCGGATCAAGCAGACTTCGATGCTGTTCGACAAAAGATGAATCTACCAAAACGCAAAGCTCCAGAACCGATGGGCTCTTTGATAGATCCATTGGATGAGGCTGAGGGAGCCATCATTGGCAATGATGGCGGAGTTAAAGACAGTTCCGATGTTGATGATATTTAAAAAAAATGACCTCTGTAGCTTAACTGGTTTAGAGCGTTCGGTGTGTGGCGCATCGGAAGGCGTGGGTTCAAAGCCCACCGAGGGTCATCACTAAAAATGATTCACATGAGTAAGTGGCGTCAGCGCCAAGTAAAGTCCGTAGAGAGACGACAGAACCGAGTAGTGAGTCGATTCTCTAGAGAGCTTGCTCTAGTCATGGAGTCCATAGTTGATTCTGTCTGGGAACATTACGAGAAGACGAATCACTTTGCTTTGCCCAGTGGTAATAAAATGTTCAATGTCACTGAGGAGTTCTACAGGCAAGTAATTATCAGCGCGGTTGAATCGTCGCAGTACACTTTAAAATTACAAGATGGAAAAAAAAGACTCTCAAAACTGCCCGTCGGTATTCCTAAGGTCGTTACAAACATTGATCAAATATTTAGAGATACGCGTTACTGGCCAAAGATAATTCGGCGCTCAAAAATACTGACAGATAAACTTCGCAAGGAATACTTTGGAAAACTAAAGAAGCAATTTAACGTGATTGTTCCTTTATTGTTAAGAGGAGACGTGACGCCAAAGCAGGCAAAAGATAAGATGAAGGATGTTCTAAAGGCAACAAAACCTCGTGTGGAAACAATATTTCGCACCGAGACAACAAACTACTTCACAAAAACACAGACGGCTTTCTTTGAGGATGATGAGGATATTATTGGATTCATGTTCGATGCCGTCCGAGATTCGAGTAATACCTCGATTTGTCGTGCTCGACATGGTTTGATATACAGACCAAAGACCAAGTTATTAAAAGAAAATTCTCCGGCACTTCACTACAACTGTCGATCGCACTTAATTCCTATTGCAAATACTGTACAAAATCGTAAGCTGTTATCAGACCCATCACGAGACCCGTCGAAAAAGTCTGTGCCACCATTGCCGAAAGGCTGGAGAAAATAGATGTTTAAAAAACTGAGCCAACCTTCTGGCTCTTTGTCTGAAAATAAATCTCTTGCAGAGGACAGCTCAGAGAAGCTTGTTCGTCCTGCTATTTTGGTTCACGCTGGCGATTTCATGTCTGGTGATGGCGCGATTGCATTCGACGAAAAACGCATTAAGAACTTAGTTGAAAATCACAACTCAAAAATTAACGCCTTGGCCGAGAGCTATGGCGGTTTAGATAAGATGCCCGTTGGCGCATTCCCTCCCATTTTAGATCAACACGAGAATGATTCTAACGATAGAATTATCGGACGACTTGCCTCTTTGTTAAGATTTGAGACTCGTGATGTTCCAGGGGTTGGGAAAAACATTCCTTGCGCCTGCGCCGATATTACTTTCTTAGGCGAGGACTCTGTAAAAAGAGTTAAGGACGGTAGAATTTATCACTTATCAATTGGTATTGATGAATCAACAGACACACTTGGTGAAACTTCGGCAGTTATTGAACCAGCCGCGCCAGGAGCTATGCTTTTAAAAAAAGGAGTCAACATGACTAATAATAAAAAACGACTTGAGTCGCACAAGACAAGGCTCTCAAAGCTTTCGTCTATTCAAGAGTCTTTGACAAAATTAAGCTCTAAGCTTGATGGCGCATCGGCTAAATTAACTTTAACTAAAGCGCAGGGCGAAGTTACTTCTCGTTTATCGGCTTTACTTAAAAAAGGAAAACTAACGCCAGCCGCTTTAAAAGAAATGGATGTTAAGAAATTAGCAGCTATGCCGAAAGATGCGATTGATTTAGTTTTAGCAACGCTTGAGAAAAACCCTACATTCTTAGGTGGTGAGCAAGTTGGTTCAGCTTCGGCAGTTCCAGCATCTGACTTGCGTAAGAACGTAGAGAAACGTCAGCTCACAAACTTAAAAGCTGAAATCAAAAAAGATATGCGACGAATGGGCGCTAAGGTTGATGATGAGGAAGTTGAGATGAATGAGGAAAAAAAGATTGAAAAGAAAATGGCGAAGGACGAGCACGCTGTTTCTGGTCAAGCTGCTGACGAAAAACAAATGAAATCAAAACACTTAGAGGAGCTTAAAAAGCATCTCGAAGGTGGCGATGTTGAAATGGCTAAGAGTTGTTTAGCTGCTATTGAAAAAGAAGACGAAGGCAAAAAAGAAATGTCAGATGGTTTTGCTCAAGAAAATACTGAGCACGTTGGCAAATCTATGGAAGAACTTTCGGGCGAAGTAGACGAGATTAAAACTCAACTTGCTCGCATGGCTGGTTTATTGGGTGAAATGGCTAAGCAAGAAGAGGAAGAAGGCCATGATCTTGAGACTGAAATGTCAGAGGAAGAATCTGACGAAGCCAAAAAGAAAAAGTTAGCTGAAGAAATTAAAAAACAAAAACACGGTGAACAGGCGTAAAGCCCTAACCGACCAAACAAGAGACGAAAGGAGTCTTTTTTATGGCATCACAAGAAGTTAGGGATGCAATGTTCATCCCATCAGACTACAGAGCGAACTTTAAACAAGTTATCGCAAAAAGAAGTGACTTAGCACAGTTCGACGGAGGTCGCATGAAATATGCTGCCGCTGGTCTGACTGCGCTTTATTACGCTGGTTTAGTTGTTGGCTACGCATCATCTGGTGCTGACGCTGGGTTTTATAAACCCTACAACTCTGCAAACGTAGACGGTTCACAGGTTGCGGTTGGAATCCTCTCTGAGGACGTATTGACTGATGAGTTCGGAAACGGCTCTGAGGCTGCGGTTATCAAAAAGGGTGTCTTATTTAAAGATGTTTTAATCGGTTACGATGCTACGGCTAAGGCTGCGTTAGGCGCACATGAGTCTGTTGAGCACGGAACTAACTTGGTAAGTTTCTAAGGAGGAAACCATGAGTAAAGTATTTGCAGCAGAGCACACAAGAGTTTTACAAGAGGTTATCCGTGAAGTAGAAACAGACGTTACCGAGTACAAAGGTGCTCAGTACATGCCGTCTGTAGACATGCCAACATCATCAGTGTTTGTTGACGTGTTAGAAGCTCGCGGTGGTTTAATTAAAGAACACACGCTAGGCACTGACCCACAATCAGCACCTCGTCGTCAATTCAGAACACAACAATATTCTCCTGGAGCATATAAAGAGTTTATGCGCTTCAATGAGGCTGATATTTTGCGTCTTCGTGAATTAGGCGCGAACGATCAATCTAAGCGCGGTATTCGTCAGCACTTAAACGAGAACGCTTTGGTTTTAAATAACCGAATCGAAGCTCGCATGGAGCTGTTACGTTGGCAGGCGATTTTCAACGGGACTTACATCTATGATGGCAAGACTGTTGATTTCGGAAAGCCAGCTTACAATGACGTTGCTCCGACAGTGCCTTGGGGTTTATCGGCTGGTGGAGTTTTCACAGCAACTAATCCGGCAGCAAATCCAATTCAGGATTTACGTTACTGGATTATGGGCGGTTACTCTAAGTTTCGTAAATATAAGATCACTAAGATCATTATGTCTGCGAACACTGAGCGCGTATTCTTAGATAACCCAGCAGTTCAATCATTGATTCAAAATCGTTTTGCTAGCGAGAGCTACAAAATGCACGACATCAATGCGGTTGCTGGTTTCTTGATTCCTGGAATGCCGCCAATCGAAATCTACAAAGGTTGGTATCAGCCTGAGTCTGTAGATCCTACGACTGGTTTAATCTCTGTTGGCGATGCTCAGTTCTTTATTCCAGATGGTAAGTTATTTTTCGAAGTAAAATTGCCAGACGGAAATAAAGTTGGTGACGTTGTTATGACTCTGAACTTATCAAATGGTTCAGTTGATTCTCCGACGGCAGGAAAGTTTATCTTAGTTGATGAGCACATCGAGGATCGTCCAGGAAACCCTTACATCGACGTGTTGGGTGGTTTCTACGGTGGTCCACGTTTAAAACGTGCGTTCGACTGTTTGACTGCAACTGTTATTTAATTATGTGAATGGGTGGCGGCCTTATGAGCCTTGGATTGAGTTATGCTCATCACACCCACCATTTTCTGAAAGGATCGCCACATGGCTTTAGTTAAGGTTAAGATTTTAAAATATGTTGGTGAGTTTGTTCCCGGACAAATCGCCGAAGTCGAGAAGGAATTAGCGGTTCATTTATGTGCTGAGAAATCTGTTTGGGACGGCGAAAAACAAGTTCCATTTAAAAATGCTATTCTCTTAGAGGATGCTGAGAAGTTGGAATCTGCGCCAATTGATATTGAAACAATGACGGCTGCTGATATGACTGCAATCGGTGCTAAGAATATCGTTCACGTTCCGGTGGATGAAAAGAAAAAACAAGAAGACTATTTAAAAAGTATTGGCGTAATCAGGGCAGCTAAAGAAGAAGTTGCTTCTGAGATTGTCGATACAAAAGCTGAGAAAAAACAAAAGGGCGAGGCTGCGGCCAAGGCTTTGTTGGGTTAATCGGTGTCGATACTCTACACGACGCTACAATCTGTTAAAATCCGCTTGGTGAACAAAGTTCAATTTCAAGCCGATCCGACTATTGTTGCCGATGGAGAGTTGTCGAATGAATTACTTTGTCAACTAATTGAGGACGCTGAAACGGAAGTCGAGCAGGACCTTAGGGGTCGTTATCAGATACCGTTTCAGTCAATCTCTGATGGCACCTATTCAGCGTTGCCAGATCATACGAAGAGAGCCCTGAGAGTTGCTGTGGATATGATGGCCGTAATGAAAATCATGGAGACTGATTTTGGTCGCGGAAGTCACATCAACTCTGAGGATTATTCTGATCCGACAGAAAAACATTATAACAAATATATTGATAGACTCATGGGCAGAGACAAAGAGGGCGCAGGAGATAAGCACGACCGCTTTCGATTCTCTCCACCATTAGATGGATTGTCTTTAGCATTTTCTAATCGAGAAGCTGACGACGGTTTTAAAGGTCGAATCATAAACACAGATGGTTCACAGGTTGGAATTGAGACCTACGCTGGTGATCAGATTAATAATCCGGGTCAGACTTATATTTCTAAACGTCAAATCGGAATCACTGGGGGTAGCTAGTGTCTGCCTCTTTTACTGTTAAAATTGATAAATTAAAAGAATTAGCAAAAAGAATAAGCTCATCAACTGAGTTTAAATCTGAGTATCAAAATGTTCTGCGCAGTAAGGGTTTGATTGCTCTTGTTATTCAAGCGATCGCAGACAACTTTAATAAACAGGGTCCGGGGTGGGCACCTCTGAAAGCGCAGACAATTCGTTCGAGTGTTTCAAAAAAGCTACGCAAGAAATTATCAGAGCTTACAAATAAGCAACTCGTTCGTCTTGAAAAGAATCTAAACAAGCGTGGAGAAGCTCCGAACAGAATGATCTTACAGAAAACTGGACTGCTTAAAAAATCTGTCACGGTTCCTAATTTCAGTGGAATGTCTTACGACAAGAAATCAAAGACTGCTCATGTTGCTACGAATGTTTATAAAGTAGAGGGAACAAATTTAATCTGGGGAACTGATCTTGTTTACGCAGGCACTCATCAGAATGGGAATCCAAAAAGAAATATACCTGCTCGACCATTTTTAAAAGTTCGAGAAGAGTACATGGCTCAAATTAACGAGTACCTTGCGAGCAAAGTCACATCGCTCTTAAAAAAAGCAATTAATGGTGGGTTTAGATAATGCAGATTAATAAGAAAACTATTGATCAATTATTTTTATCGACTGTGGGCGAGGACTTAGTTCCAAAGCTCATGATGCAGATGTCAAAGATTAAAGGGTTTACCGATTTATTCGGACCTTACAAATCAGATGATACTGGTCTAAAAAATTCAGATCAACAACGCTGGGCAGATTACAACCGCATGGATTGGTCTATGCGCCAACTCCCGGCTATAAATGTTTTTGAGTCTCAGGTGGAGTCAAAACAATCTGACAATGCTTATTTAACAGGTAACATTTCAATTCAGGTTTATTGGCCAGCGAGTTTTCGTCGAAGTGATTTGACTAGAATACCTGTGGCATTTCGTGGGGCGTTGTTGGCTTTTTTCACAAGCATTTACGCAACGGATATGCTTGATGAGCTTTATTTTATTCAGAGGCCGGCAAAGGTTTTTGGTTTAAATGAAATTGGAAAGTCTGCTTCATGGTCGCCAAACGTCGAGGGTGTTATTGACTCCGAGATGGTTCCTGTCACTATATTAGAAGTGCCCTACAGAATAGATTTGCGAGCTTGGTACCGGGCACTTGAGTACATGGGAAGAACAAAAGAAATTCCATTTGCTCAGACACTAGATCCGCTTGCAATGACAGACTTTTTGTTTCAAGGTGTAGATAATACCGACGCAACTCCGGTGTGGGTTGAAATTGAAAGTAGAATTTTATTAAATAATCCCTAGGAGGAATCAATGGCTTTAACAAGTATCTCTGACAGACTAACACCGAGTGCACCGATTGAAATTACATTCGGCGCACAACCAGTAGCTCAAGGTCGTAAGATCACAACACTCTTCGCTCATAGAGCATTGGTTGGTGGAGCTGGTTTAGATTATGAAGCATATATGGTTGTGAATGTTGGCGACCCCGTGAAGGCTCAAGCCGAAGTTGATTTAGAGTTTGGTGCTGGATCACAGGCTGGTAAAATGGCCTATGCGTTTGTTGCGGCAAATGCTTTTGTTGGTCGTTCAAATTTTCCAGCGTTTAGAATTATTTGCTTACCTTTTGCGGTGACTGATTTTGGTCCTGCTGATGAGGCAATCATTACGGCTAAAACATTACGTTCTGATATGTTCGTGTCTTGTTACCCAGCCTCAAATGCGGCTGCAAATTTGAAATTAAAAAATCTTTGTGCTCTAATCTCTGGTCCAGACCGTGATTTGAATGGGCAGTTTGGTTCATTCTTTACGGTTGGCTCTTTAGATGTTTTATCTGCTGCACTTCTTTATAATATCAACTCTCGTTATGCTCAGGTTGCTTACTTGCAAGATACAAATTCAGCCGCTGTTGTTGGTGAGCTTGGAGATACAACAGCAGGACAAGATATTGTTTTTGCAATCGCAAGCACTGTTGGAATTTATGAAGGGGCTTCAATCTCTGGTTTGGGCATTGCTGTTGGTGCGAAAGTAATTAAAGTAATGTCTGACAAAGTACAGGTCAGTCTTCCAAATACTGGAACGTTTGCTGGGAGTGCTTTAACAATTCAGAATCATGTTTCAAACGATGTTGAGATTGTAGCGGCAGCTCATGCGGCAGCACAAATGGCGTCAGCGTTTCCATATAATCCATTACAGGGTGTTGCTATTGGTGGGTTGATTCCTCCAAAGAAACGCAGTGAGTGGATTCTGATAGATCCTCAAGGTGCATCTGAGCAAGCTTTGATCGGTGGACTTTCTCCGTTGACTGTTCAGCCGGGTAACATTGTTGGGTTCATTAGAACTCGAACGACTTATGTATTATTGCCTGACGGTGTAACTGCGGTTAACGATTATTTTGATTGGCAACAATTAGTTGCTTTGAATGATTTTAGAGAGGTTTGTTATCAGATCACACAACTTCCACCATTTAATAATAATCCGGGTGGAACGAAAGCCTCTGTTCAAGTTGCGGCTAAGTTAAAAGACGAGGTCTTAAGAGAGGCTCAGTTGTTTGAGGAACTTGGCGCGTTTCAAAATGTTAAATTATTAGCAAAATCATTTCAGGTTTCAATCAGCACAACATCTCGAGGTCGATTTGACTTTAAGATCCCTGTCGATGTGATCCCTGGTTTATATGTTATCGCTGGAAATATTCAGGCAATCTCAGACGCAACAAACTTCACAGTTTAAAAAGAGGAGTAATTTATGGGTGTTTTATTTAGTGATCGTGGTTTTATTTCTATCAATGGCATCGAGGTTCTCGATGTTGAATCAATTACAGTTAAGCAAGGCGATGGAACAAAATACGTTCCAACGATGACTCGAAACCGTCGAAACAAGGGAACTGTAAAGGGCAATCGAGATATCAATGTATCGTTCTCTGTTGCGGTTCAAAACAAATTAGGAACCCCAAAGATTGAGAACATTGATTTCGAGAAAGGCAATGCTGCGCTCACGTTTGAGCACGGAGCTGACCGATACACTTGCGTTGGGTTAGACTTTGTTGATACAGAGCAATCGTCTTCGGGTGTTGGTTCTGAGGGCAAGAAATCATTTAATATGTTGGCAATGGATTGTTTAGATCAGGTCGGTAACTCGGCGTTGTTTCCAACAGCACTTCCAGGTTTGAGTTAGTCTTATGTCGATGAATAGGATGGAGGCCACGCCTCCTAACATCGTCAGCGCGGAAGACTTACTTCGTAAAATGAGAGCCGGAATTAAAGAGGACTTCTTAATTAAAATGAGAGACCTCACGATTCCAGTTCGTATTTTATCAATTGATGAACTCACACAGATACGACGCGAGGCTATCAAGCACGCTTCAATCATGGGTGGTGACGATGCTGAGAAAAATATTTTTATCGAGAAGACAGTTCTGAAAATGGCTTCAACCGTTCACGGTGGGCCAATTCTCTCTGATAAACTTCTCAGCATTATGTCGGTCGATGAGATTAACTTTTTATATTCTGAGTACACAAAAATTCAAGATGACATAAATCCAATGCTTGAGCGAATCAAGCCTGAACAGTTTAGAGCGTTGGTTGACGCTGTAAAAAAAAAGAGTGTGTCATCGAAAGACTGTTCTTTGCATCAACTTCGGGCGATATTTACAGCCTATCAGGATCTAATCGAGAGACTGGAGACTCAAACCTTACACACGGACAGTTTGTCTGGTGGACAGTCTTAAGGGTTGCTGAAAACGAAATAGCCAGAGAACAGGCTCGCAAAGGAGAATAGCGCGTGTCTGATACACAACTTGAATTAGATTTAAACCCAGACAAAGTTCTAGCCTCTTTAGGTGAGCTCACGTCTTCTGTTAAGAAGTTAGCCGAGGACATTGATAAAGCCCTTGGAAAAAAGGCCGTTGATTCAATTGATAAGCTTGAGCACAAGTCCGAGACTGGCACAAATAAAATACAGAAATTTTTTAGTAACCTAGGTCAAAGAGTCAAAGAAGACTTAAAGACGGCCTTTGATACTTCGGCAGTTCTAGAGGGTGCAAAGTTTGCAAAAGATATGCAAGAGGGTGCAAAACAAGTTCTTGAAATGGAACGCGCATTTTCAAAATTAAATACAAGACTTGGCTTAAGTGCTGACAAGCTAAATGATTTTAAAAGAGCTGTTAATAGTAAAATCGCACTCACTGGTCAAAAGACCGAAGACATACTTCCAGGCGTTGAATCAGCAGCATCTCGTGGTGGAATTGCGGATACAAATCAACTTTCTAATATAGCAGAGATATTAGGAAAGGTTAAGGCATCAACGGGTGAGGATGTTGGATCACTTTCTGATTCAGCAATAGAAATCTTAAAACATCAGGGAATTAAGGTTACGGCGGATTCATTTAAATCTACGATTGATGCAATACAAGGATCGAGAGTAAACTCTGGGTTTAAAACGGCAGGAGAGGCTTCTTCTGCAATTCAGAACTTAACAAAAGGCTTAACAAAAGAACAGATGAAAGATCTTGGTTTGGATACTAGAAAAATGGGTGGACTTGCCGCCGTTGCGTCTAAATCAGGAGAGCAGGGTACAGAGGTTTTAAAATCTCTATTATCGACAGACCCAGGAATGAAATCAAAAGTAAATAGTATTTTAGGGCAAAATGTTTTTGTAGATGGAAAGTTTAATCAAAATGCTCTTGGCAAGGTTGATACAAAGAGGTTCGGAGCATACTCGCAACAAATAATGGGCGGTGCTCTTGGTGCAGATCAAGCTGACCTTGCTAGAATGGTTGATGGGTTTAAGGAAAGTATTTCTAGCTTCGATAGCGTCGTAAACGGAACAAATGAAACAGCAAAACAATTTGAAGTCGCAACTGATAACTGGGCCGCAAAGTATGATAAATTTAAGGCAACTCTAAAATCAACAGCTGCAAATGTTGGCGGTGATTTAACGAGTGCGGCATATAAAGCTATGAATGGTGATTTTAAAGGCGCTGGTGTAGATCTTTCTAAATCCGGGACTGATCTAAATGAAAACAAGACTGAGGTTGCTGCTGGGTTTGCTGCCACTGCTGCTGTAGCGTTGCTCGCTGGCGGTGCTATGAATAATCTTCTTGGAAAAATTCCTGGAGTCGGAGGAGCTGTTTCTAGTGTTGTCGGAGGAGCTGCTGCTGAGGCTGCAGGAGTACAAAAGGTTTTTGTTACTAATATGTCCAGCGGTGGCATGGGTTCTGTTGAGTCACTTGGAATGACAGCATTATTTTCTACAGTAGGAAGCGCTATTGGCGTAGCGGCTGCGGTTGGACTTGGATCCTATATTGGTAAAAGTTTAGGCGAAACAGATTTTGCACAATCCATTGGTGATAAAATTGGAGACGCTTTGAGATATTTTGACAATATGGAAGCAACAGATAAGGGCGAGGCGTCTGGAAAAAAAGGCGCTTATGGAGCATTTTTAAAAAATAACAATACTGATTCTGGAAAAATATCAATGGATGAATATGCTGCTGCTGTTGAAAATGGTACATTGAAGGCACTTAAGGCTGAGAGGCTTGGAAACAAACCTCAATATCTAAATCCATCTGATATCAAAGGGCGGCAGTAATGGGAATATTAAAAGACATTGGCGTTGAAAGCTTAAACCCATTCGGTAGCAATGCGGCTAAACAATGGAATTTAGCTACAGGTGTTTATAAAACAAAATCATATCCTTCGGGTGTAGTGTTTTTTTATGAAGTAAAAGATCCAAACCCAAACTCAAAAACTGCAATGGATCAATTGTCTGATTCAGGTGGCCGCCGTATTGCGAAATACGAATATCCATATCAGGACGGTCAGAAATTAAAAGATCTAGGTAAAAAAGGTCAGAAGTTTACTTTTAATATTAAGTTTTTTGGTCTTGATTATCAGAACCTATTTAAACAGTTCATTGAAATCGTTTGCGACAGCAATGAGATTGGAACGATAGTTCACCCAATTCAAGGCGCATTTGATGTTCGACCTACAGATTGGGAGTTCGTTCACCGTCATGACGAGTGGAGTGCTGTCACAATTAAAATCACGTTTGAAGAGGACAACACAAAATCTATAAACTTGTTTTCCTTAACTCAGACTACGCCTGACGCTAAAATTAGAAATATGATTCAAGATCTAGTTGATAATCAGGCGTCAATATCTGCAAGCATTGATGATATTTCAACAACGCTGTTAAAACCACAATCTGTTATTGATGGTCTAAAATTAAAACTAGATTCAATCAGTGGAAGTGTAACTAGGCTCATAGGTCAGGTTTCAGCTACATACTCGTCAAACTCAAACACACAGCAAATCCTTGCTCAAACTTCTTTGAATAGTTCGGGGTCACTTTCTAAAATAAATAGTGGCACGGTATCTGTTGGTGGAACGGTTCAGTCTACATTGCCACCTATTTTTCAAGTTGGATTCGATACTAAAACGCAAGCTTCTATAAATGCACAGACAGCAACATTTATTTCATCAAACAAAATAACATCTCAGCAGGCTATTTATTCAAGCAATGCTGCAAGAGCAGAAATAAAATCTGCCATCGCTGAGATAACTTCCGTATTTGGAAACTTTGGATATCAAATAAATTTAAACTACAGGGCCATTGCTATTTCAATTCAAGAGATGATCGAAGCTGCCATAAGCATTCAGAGCAGTAAAATAAAACTCTACGTTGTGCCAACGACGATGAGCTTAAGAATGGTTGCTCAGAAAAATAATATTTCTTACAAAAGACAAAATGAAATTGAGAGTTTGAACCCTTATTTGTCCTCAATCAATTACATTGAGGCTGGAACTGTGTTGACGGTGCCAGCCGCATGAAGCCTATTCAGTTATATTTTTCACCAGCAATAAAACAGGGGCGGCAGAATCCAACGCCTTTAAATACATTTTCGTCATACACTTTTGATAGAAATATATTTACACCTGCGGCCGCGTTTAGATTCATTGCTCCTGGTGTTGACAAGCAAGATCGCCTACAAATAAGAAGTGGTGATACTGTTTATCTAGTTGCTAAAAACTCAGAGGATAGAGACGTTCAACTTGCTACTGGGTTTATTGATGAGACCGACACGCACATAAACGCAACAAATCTTGATTACTCTATTTCTGGACGAGATACGATTGGGCAGCTTGTTGATAACGCGGCCGTTGATGATAAGAACATTGTGATCATTCTTAAAGATGCCAACATGAGGTCTTTTGTTGAGTCCATTTTAAAAAATACAAGAATACCGTCTGGGTTCATTGATCGGGGTTTGCCGAATAAGAATATTTTATTTCAAACTAATCCAGGTGAGACAAAAATAAATTCTTTACAAAGATATTTGGAGATGTCGAATTGTTTAATTTGGTCACATCCAGACGGGCGAGCTGTGGTTGGAAAGCCGGACTTCTCGCAGAAAAAATCTGGCAACCTTACTATCTCTTCGACATCTCCATCCATGAATAACTGCATTGAGGCACGAGTAAAAAGAAACGTCAACCAATCAGTAAGACAGATTATTGTTCAGTTACAAGAGTTGAATCTTGTCGATGCTGCTGGCTATACGATTCAAAACAATATGAAGGAAGTCAGAGACCTTTCTGGCGCTCGGGTTGGCCGTTCGATTTATGAAACATTCTCTTACGGTGCTGGTCACGAGGCAGCTAATCAACTTTTATTAGTCGGCGATCAGTCTGGAAATTTTACGAGCATTGGAAATGAGTACGCCTTAAGAACGATTGCGCGTGAGAATACAAAGGTTCTAAATGTTGATATTGCTGTTGAAGGACACTTGAACTCTGAGGGGCAACCCTACAATATTGATCAAATCTATAGCGTGTTCATTGATGATGAGGATATTAACGAGGATATGTATGTTTACGCCTGCTCTTACGAGTTAACCATGCAACACGGAATGATGACTAGACTTCAACTTTGTAAACTTGGAACTATCGTTGCGTCGGCGGCACAAATATCAAAATATACAAAAAACAATGGTGCCCTGTGAATGAATATGAAATGAAAACATATGTTCGGAGTCTTATAAAGCAAGAAATCTGCACTATAATGATGGCTAGTGTGACTTCAAACGAAACTGATCTGAGAACTTCGGCTCAGAGATTTGCAACAGACGCAAACTTAAGCAACTTAAGATCAATAAGTCCTTTCGGTTTTCATAGTCGGGCAACAAAGGGAACCCCTTGCGTGATGACTCCAATCAATCACGACCCAACAAATATTATGATTACTGGTCACTATGATCAAAACAGACCTCAAATACAGGACGGCGAAACGGTATTGTACGGGGCCGATGGGCAACTCATTCATTTTAAAAGCGGAGGAACAATTCATCAGGGTTCAAAAGCTGCCGCAGCTCCTGTCGTTCTTGGTGATGTTTTAAAAACTTTCCTTGAAAAATTCCTAGATGATTTCATAAACTCAAACCCATTAGGATACGATGCAATGGGGTTACCTGTATTTATTTCTCCAACAATTAAAGCAGATATGACTCAGCAAAAAACAGAGTATGTCGAAACGGCTGCAACTAATATTTTAGGGCAAAAGAACTTTGTAGAGAGAGGTGCTTAATATGGCAATCGTAGATGCTCCACTTATCGCGGCGTGCAAAGCAATCATTGATTCAGAGTTTGGCCCTGTTCCGGCTGGACTAGACTCTGCTCTGATTGAAAACTATAGGCTTAAACTTGCAACCTGCATAGCAAAGGCTGCACAATATGTTAGAGACAACGGAGAGGTTGTTGTTGGGATTCCTGTTCTCGTAAATATCGGGACTGGTGTTGGTGCTACGACTTCGGTCGGTACTCTTTCATAGACGTTTATAAAAAGGGTTGATAGGGTGAAATCATGGCTCAGAATTTGACTTTAGATCCTAAAAAAAAAGACTATGTATTTGTTAACGGCTCACCCGTTGGGTCTGATCGAGTACATGAGGCAATTTATTATTCTATTTTAATACCAAAAGATAACTGGCTTTATGGGTCTGACAATCAAGGTTCACTCGTTTACACTCTTGAAAATAAAAAAAGAACATCAGGGTTTGAGCAACAACTCTCATCTCTTGTTAAGTTGGCAGTTACGAATCAAGTTATTAATACGGGCAAAGCCAAGTCTGTCGATGTGACAAATGTTTTAAATACAAAGTTTGGAAGTTTCAATAACATTGATTCAGTTCCAAATGAACAATCCATTTCAAATCAACTTGGATTCGTGGGAGTTTAGAGATGAGTAGTTTTCCAACACCAGACCAAATCGAAGCACAATATTTTCAGATTTTAAAATCTATCAAGCCTTCAATAAACATAAACGACTCAAACTCTGACTTCGTGATTCGAGGTAAAGTTTTATCTGGACTCTCGTCTGGTATCTACGGGGACCAACAGAAGGTTAATAATGACACGTTTGTTTCATCAGCAAGACCAGAGGCATTGATCCTAAAGGGTCTTGATCTTGGAATATCTAGACAGCCAGCTACGCAGGCCGAGTCTGTACAGGTTCGCATCTCTGGCGTTAACGGAACTGTTATCAGTCCCGGAGACCTTACTTTAATATATTCTGCAACAAACATACTTTACATAAATTTAACGGGTGGAATAATTGCTGGTGGCATTTTAGATGTCGTCATTAGGTCTCAGGCTACGGGTCAGATCGGAAACGTAATTGCGCCAGATACTTTAAATTTAGTGTCTCCTCCGGCTGGCGTTTCACAAGTTGCAAACTTGATTCAATCGCTGGCTGATGGTTCAGACATAGAAACTATTGACTCGTTGAGGGCTAGAATTTTAAGCCGACAGCAACAACCTCCTGCTGGTGGAAACTCAACTGATTATCCTAACTTCGCATTTGAGGCCAACACGTCTGTTCGGTCCGCTTTCGTTAGAAGGTTCGGCAGAGGGCTTGGAACAGTTGATATTTATATCACGACAGGAACGACTGACGTTGATACTGCAATCACCAATGGTTTAGCAATAAATAGAATACCAAGCTCTATAGTTTTAAGTGCAGTTCAAGATTTTTATAATGCTCATGTTCCACTAACAGACTGCCCAAGAGTCTATGCGCCAGTTGAGATTTTAGAAAATGTCTCTGTCAAAGTTGTTCTTGCTTTTGGCCTTATATTAACTTCGGTTCCATCATCAGTTTATAATCCTTTGGGCCTAACTTGCCTACAGCTTATTCAGAGAGAGGTTGGTAGGGTTCTTTATAAATTGCCAGTTGGTGGTCGAATTCTGCCGGGTTCATTGAATGGTTTTATAACGGCCTCAGACATAGAGGCTGGTTTAGATGAGTGGCTCTCTGCTGTAAAAAATCAAACAACAGGTCTTCCAGTTGGAAAAATTCCAATACTAGCAGATCGGCAGTGCCAGCCGCTTGATGGTTTGAACATAAACAAAGCTATCGGCCAAAATGAATTAGCAAAACCTAACGTGGTCACTGTGACCTTGGGCATATAAGAATGTCGAATCAATACTTCCCATCGGTCGAGGAGTTGCTCGATATAATACAATCGGAGCTTCCAACTGGCGTCTATGCTATGGACCGTGCCGATGACCCTGATTTTGAAAAAAGAAGTTACTCTTCGTCGGAACTAAGAACAGCGGCACAGATATTTTCAGATATGTATTTTAATTTGTCTAAAATAAACGCAGATAAGTCAGCTCAAACGGTTACTCTCGAAGGGATTTCTCTTTGGGAGAAGGACTTTTTTATTGAGGCACAAGACTCATCTCTGAGTTTTCAATCTAGAAAGCAAAACTTGATAGCAAAGATCAGAGCAAACGGCGGTATTTCTTTGCCGGCAATTAGAGATATTTTATCAGCTATACTAACCCCACTTGGATTGTCGTTTGATATATTACCGTACTCTGGTCAATTTAACGGCTCTATTTATGGAGGTTGGATATTTGAACAATCACAACTAGACCTTGATACGTTTCTATCTTTTTTGGATCCACTGATTGGCGCACAATTAAATCATACGGCATTAGATTGCAATTTGGATTATGTGGCGGCAGGATTAACGCAACAAGAGATGATCGAAATTCAGCAGACCGCATATACTTATGAGGTCAGAATTTTTGGAAACGCTAGCACTGTGACTTTAAATTTAATTGATAAACAGTTGACGGCTTTAGAGCCTGCACGAAGTACCCATGTGATACGGAACAATGCGATTGGAGCTATTTTATGAACAAAAGGAATTGGGGCGATCTAAGTCGAAAACTGGTTGACCGCTTCGACATGAAATATACGAGCGACAATTATCAGAGTATTCTAGGTCAATATGCTCACGGATTTTGGGGTACAGGAGTTCTTCCGACAACATTTTACCCGACACCTTTCCCGATCACACAGTCCTTAATTGCTCTGGGTGGCTCGGTTGGAAACGGAATTGCTTTTAATGATGATGGTGTTTTAACAAGAATCGACACAGCGTCTTTAACTTCAAAATCTTTTATTGTGACCCCTGCACTTCCGGGCTTAACTCGTTATGACCTTCTTTGTTTGAGATATAAAGAATCTGGCGATACCCCAGTACCTAAGCCGTCAGATCCAATTTTATCTGTTAACTTAAACCTAGTTGATGATTTTGAACTTGTTGTTCGAGTTGGAACTAATGCTGGCTACCCAATAAAAACAGCGGGTGATATTATTCTCGCAGGGCTTCAGATTCCTGCGGGAGCTACATTAGGAACTCAAATCATTATTGATATGGGTGTTCGTGAGCTTTGTCGAATTAACTTCTCTGAGCAATCTCAATTTGTTCAGGAGAACCCAGTTGGTTCTATTGATGGAGCAAATAAAATATTTACGTTGTCACAACAGCCGATGGACTCAAACTCGATCATAGTTTTAGTAAACGGTATTGTTTTAAAAAAGACTGAATACGCTCGGGCAATAAATGTAATTACCCTTGTTGATGCGCCTGTGTTGGGTCAGTCTGTTTCAGTTTTTTATATAGCTCTCTCGCAGACCTCAACCAATCCACTTTCTGGTTTTCAAGAGGTACCTCTTGGCGTTGTTGATGGGGTGAATGACACTTTTTCTTTGACTGGAAAACCAGCAAACCTTGGCTCATGTTTAGTCTTTTTAGATAGAGTTCTTTTAACATCGGCTGAATACTCTTTAATTCAAACCACACCAAATTATCAAATCAAATTCAAACCCGGATCTGTGCCAGTCGCAGGACAAGACGTTTATGTATTTTATTTTATAAATCCTGCCTCTGTTGGAACTGGTGCGGTCGTTGGTGGCGGCGGTGGAGGTACCGGACTTATTCCTGTTGGCTCACCTGGAGCGCCTCAAATAATAAACCCGGCCGCTGGCATAGGAATCACATCAAACCAAAGACAAGCCATTTGGGTTCGGTCTAGTGGTGGTTTTGAAATTGTTACGGCGAACCCTCAAATTCAATCTGGCACAACTATAGGTCAAGAACTGGTCTTGATCGGAACATCAAACGCGAACTACTCTCAATTGAGTGATGGCGCAGGTCTATCGCTGAATGGACTTTTAAATTTAAAACAAAATACCACTGTTTGGCTCGTATGGGACGGGACAACGTGGAACGAAATTTCAAGGAGATAATATGAAGAAGTTTTTATCAACGCTAATTTTATTAGCAACATCGGTTTCAATGGCTTCGGCCACTCGAATTCTTGATGGTCAACAAATCACAAACGGCGCTGCTGTTCTTAGTTTGCCGTCTGTCACAACAACGTTAGACGGTATTGATACCACCGCGACTTTAACAAATAAGACGATTTCTGGCGCGACGAATACAATTTCAAACGTTCCTGCGTCTGCGATTGCTTCGGGTACGATTGCGATTGCAAATGGTGGTACTGGACAAGCTACGGCTAGTGCGGCGTTCACGGCCCTTGCTCCATCGCAAACTGCAGCAAATGGTCAGTTCTTAACATCGAACGGTACTGTTGCGTCTTGGGCTGCTATTCCTTCGTCTGCGCCTTCGGTTACAGGAACAAATGCTTCACCGACTTTAGTTTTAGCAGCCGTTGGGATTGCTTTTACAGGAACAGCTTATGAGAACTATGCCTTTGTTGCTGGCTCTGCGGCACCACAAGTTATCACGGCGAACCCTCAAATCGCGGCTGGTACGAATGTTGGTCAAAGATTTGTTCTTATTGGAAAGTCTGCGACAAACACAGTTACACTTTCTGACGGTTCTGGCTTGTCTTTAAACGGTCCTATTGTTTTGGGTCTTGACAGCTCAATCACTCTAGTTTGGACTGGTGCTTCTTGGTCTGAGTTAAGTCGTCGATAAGTTTTTTTAGGGAGAATGTATGAAATTTATTATTGCCATTCTCTTTTTTTCGACTGGGGCCTTTGCGGCCTCAACTCGATCAATTGACGCTGACTCAATAACGAGTCCAGATAAGACAAAAACATATTCCTTGCCTTCTGCGACTGATACTTTAGTCGGAAGGTCTAGTTCTGATACTCTTATAAATAAGACTTTAAGTGGCGCGTCGAATACGTTTGTTCAAGTTCCGGTCGCAATAAATAGTCTTCAAGAAATACCGTCAGGAACAATTAACGGTACAAACACAGCATTTACGCTTGCGTTTACGCCTGTTGCGTCTATATCTGTTCGTTTATTTTTAGACGGGTTGTTGTTAAATCAGGGCGCAGGTTTAGACTATACAATCAGCGGCGCAACAATTACGATGATTACAGCTCCGGCTTTAGGTCAAGTGCTTCGAGCCGTTTACCCAAAATATTAAAAGGAGAGCGAGAATGAAATTATTTTTACTTCTAACTTTTTTTGCAGTGAATTTATTTGCAGCAGGAAAAATTCAAGATGCCGATGTTAAATCATTGGCCGAGCTAACTGCCGCTGGCGGTGGAGCTGCTCAACTTATTAACGATTCAAAAATCTATGTAACCGCATCGGGGTTAAATACTCAGCTCAGTACGGCCATATCAACAGGTCTAATCGGCGGTGGCGGTGGATCGTCTTTGCAGTGGTCAGATGGCTTACTTGCCCCGATTCAAACTTACGATGCTGTAAATAACAGAGTTTATTTATTTGGTTCGGGATTGGGACAGACTCTAGTTGTTGCCATTAAGGTGCCGAACACTTATGGCGGTGGTCAACAGATCAAGATTATAATTCCGTTTTACTCACCTGATGTAACTGGTACGGCCCTTGTTCAGTCAGTTTCAACTCTAATTAAAAACGGCGTTGATGCGATCACCTCAGTTACAAATCAAAGAACATCGACAAATGCGGCTGTTACCTTAACGACGGCAAACGTTCCCTCTGCTGTTACTCTTGATCTGACTTCGACAACGGGTCAAATCAATGGTGTTTCTGTCGCAGCAAATGACATTATTTTAGTAACCCTGCAAAGGGGTACAGACACAGCCACTTCGGATCTTAGAGTTTTAACTCAAGGGTCAGAACTTTTACTTAGATAGGGGATTTTATGAAGTTTATTTTATTACTTTTATTTTCAACGATTGGGTTTGCGCAGCAGATTCCTTTGACGCAATCACAGCAGGGTAACTTTCAGAACTTGCTTTTAAATGCGGGATTTGAAAACGGAAAGGCAAGCTGGTCAAACTCTGGCGGTACTTTTACGATCACTTCGTCTGCGCTTCAAGGTAATAAGTCGGCATCGTTCACAGCTGCGGCGACCTCTCAATATCTTTTAAGCTCTCCGATTGCAGTCCCAACGGGTATGCAGGGCAAAGATTGCATGGCCTCGTTTATTTATAGCGGAGGAGATGCGAACTTAACTCTGACAGTTGTGGATGGGGCAAACGCTCAAGTTGTTCCGATTGCGAACAGTTTAATTTTAAATTCTACCTCGGGACAAAAAACTGCGAAACTTTATTTTACTTGTCCATCAAGCGGTTCAATTTCTTTGAAAGTCATTTCAAGCGCAGCATCAGCGGCTTTGATAGCTGACAGAGCTTTTTTAGGCGAGGCAGATTTTAACGGTGCTAACAATTCAATTTCAGCAACGCCATACACACCCACTTTTACAGGGTTTGGAACACCAACAGCAGTTCAGGCTTTTTACTCTCGAGACAAAGATATGCTTGAGGTTTGGGGTACTTTTACCTCTGGAGTTCCTACAGCCGTTTCGGCTAAAATATCACTTCCAACGGTTTCTGGAAGTCAGGTTTCAATTGATTTTTCTAAACTCGTAACGACACCAAGAAGTGATATTGGAAGGTTCTTTAAGGCATCTGCTGTTGCAAACTCAATTCCATCCGTTGGATATGGTCCTTTTGTAATAACAACTCAAGTTGACAATCCATCTAATATTTTATTATCGGTTTCCACAAATTCGACTGACTTTACATTTCCAACAGCCCTAGCTACTGGCCTTGCTGGAGTCGGAGACATATTTCAATTCAGATTTAAAGTTCCAATTTTAGGATGGAGCGCTCTGGAAAATTCTATCAACTCAAAATGTCCGAATGATATTGCGTGTACAAATGAATTTACAGCAGAGGTTTCGTCGACAGGTGTTGTTTCTGGAGAAAATTTGGATTGGCTAAATGGAAACTTTGTAAATCCCTCTGCAGGTCAGTATAATATTGCTTTCAATACTGGAATATTTACTCAGCAGCCATATTGCATAGCGAGTCCAACTTCAACGGTAACTTATTCTCAAAACGTAAATGCTGTCCCAATTTCTTTCACGGGAGTAGGTGTTGTTACTGGAAATGGTGGTGTTGCTTCAAATCAATCATTTAACATCTCTTGCAGAAAAACAGGATCCGACTTCAAAGCCAAGCAAACAATTCAAGGGTTTTTGGCTAGCACGGTGACGAGTGGATTAAATAATTTAAGAATTGAAAAAGTTAGAATTGCAGGTGCTACAGATCAGACAAATTGTACAACAAGTCCATGTACGCTTTATAAAAATACTGGTGCAATATCGTCAGTCACAAGATCTTCAACAGGTAATTATTTGATAAATTTCTTAGCTGGCACATTTTCTGATATTCCAAGCTGTACTTATTCTGGCGCAAATGGTGCCACTACTGTTGCCTTTTCAGAATCTATCGCTTTTACAACAACCTCTGCCGGTATAACAGTCCAAACGCCAAGTACGCTTGCTAATATTGATGCAAGGGTTGAAATTATTTGTATCGGCCCTAGATAACCAAAGGAGAATTTATGAAATATTTATTGTTGCTTTTATTATTATCAGGTTGCTCAATGAAAACGATTTCTAAGAACTGCGTAAGAGCCGGAGACACGGAGTATTCAGTTTGCGATTCTCTGAACGGGCTTGGAAAATAAAGTGCAACTCAGTTACGACTTTATACTAAGTGCGTTTGCTGTTTTCATTGGGTTTGTAGTTTGGCTTGTTCGACTCGAGGGCAAAGTCAGGCATAGCGAGTCTCTGATTGCAGAGCTGAAAACTAAGCACGACTCTTTGGATTCAGAGGTTATGAAGCGCCTCCTAGAAATTGAAAAATCACTTTCTAGAATTGAAGGACGTTTGTCGCAGGGAAGTTTGAATGAGCAGTGAAGAGAAATACAAGCTTATTGGGTTCGTTTTATATATGATTCTAGAGTCATGGCTTGGTAAGACAAGCGTTGTTCGGTCGAACTCACTTTTGGAATTATTGACAACTGATATTATATACGCCATTAAAATGTTGTGGGCGATGGTCGTCCGCAAACTAAAAGGAGACAAAAATGTTTGATACACAAAAACTTATCGAGGATCTTAAGGCTGCTGGTTTACCGATGATCGAGGCTGATGTTAAAGTTTTAACAAAAACAATCTTTGCATGGGCAAAGCAAAGCTGTATTGAGGGCGCTTCTAAGCAACCTTTATTGGCGATTGCAGTTCCTGTATTGGAACAATTAGAATCAATCGCTCTTGCTACTGAAGACAAGATCGACGGCGTAAAGTCAGTTTAATATGAACTGGTCCGATATATCTAAGGCGTTTTCAAAGTTTTTACTTGAGGATCTTAAAAAGTATATCGTTCAAATAATAATGAAGGCCGTCGGTATTTCTGGCGGCTTCATTTATTGGGTCATAAATTTTGTGATCACAAAAGAATCAAAGGCCCTCATCGCAGCGGCAGACTCAGCAGCTCGCTTGGCCGATCAAAAGAAAAAAGACGAAGAACTTTTAAATAAATACAAAAAGGATCAAGCCAATGCCACAACGCCTGAATCAACTCTTATTAATGACGAGCAGTCTATTCTTAATGGCAAGCCTTAGTTGCTGCGCAAATTACGACATAAAACAAAACCACCCTTTATTTTTAGACACTCAAAAAGGCTATGCTCGCAAGTATCAAGCTCAGAGCGTACAGCCTAAGCAGTGCGGTGATCCTAACTATGAGTTTATATATTCTGGGCAAACAGTTCCGATTGATAAAATGAATGGGTATGTTTGTTTTGAAACGAGCGAAGTGCAGGCTAATTTAAGATATTACAATGAGTTTTTAAGAAAGCGCGCAAGCTGCCCGCAAGACATCATCGGTGAATAGGCA